ACTTTACGCCCAAAGAAACCCTTTGATTCTTCTATATTCAGTTCTTGTATCTTCATAGTATAGTATTTATCTGCGTTCTATATCTTGTTCAGTGCAGTCAATACCATACTGGATTTCTACTATTTTACAGGGTTTTGCAAAGGGATTGTGCAGTCTATGCCATGTTTCTGGTAGTATGTGATAGTGCTCGTGCTGATGTAAGGGGACGGACTCATCCTCAAGTTCAACCTGGCAATGTCCTTCAGCGATATGCCAATGTTCGCTACGGTCAAAATGCCGTTGCATGGTCAGGGTTTGTCCTGGATTAATAGTGAGTTCCTTTACCTTGGTTCCTGGTACTTCGTGTAATACACGATAATAACCCCAGGATCGTAGGGTCTTGGGTGCCTTCCACTCTTCCAGGATCCAACTCGAGCTGTTCCGCTTGTCTTCACCACCAACTCCAAACACGAATTCAACATCCTGACAGATCATTTCGGGAATATTGTCCTTGGTGCGATCACCACCATTGGCAAATATGATCTGGCTATTGGGATATAGGTCTTGCACGTTGCGTATGGCTTCTATGGCTGTGTCATCGTTGTCGTTGAACAAGATGCAGGCATCAATAAATTTGAGATTTTCTAAGACTGCGATACGTTCATTGCCGGGCATGAAAGCGCGACCTTTCTTGCGTGTTAACCAAGCATCGCTGTTAACACCCACTATGAGTACGTTACCTAGTTTCTTGGCTGCCTTGAGATATTCTATGTGTCCTGAATGCAGAGGATCGAATCCACCAGTACATAATACCACACGATTGATCATTTTGATTTGTAACTCTTTCTCGTAGGTGGGGTGGATTTTATTTTCAATGGTTTAAGCAAGGACGTTTCTTTGATCGTGGGTTTAGCCTGTTCGATTGATGTCTGTCTTGAGACTGCTGTCTCATTGAAAACTCCCGTGGTTTCTGTAGCAGTAGGAAACTCCATCTGGCGACTAACATAGTCAATGAAATAATTTTCCTTGTCTAACCATGGCATGACTATTTCCTCTTGCTTGAGGAAACCATTACTATTGACGCTACTTACTATGCTAGGATGTAATAGATTCTTATCAATGAGGTCATACCATGTGGTGGTCATGGGATCCATGGGTGCGATGTCGGTCTTATAAACTGCCATCTGTACCCATGGATCTTGGAATTTCTTTAGTAGGTACGCATCACGGCAATCAAATCCATTGACTGCCAGCATATAGATCAACATGATAGGGGTCCAATGGAAATAGGCACCACTATAGCCTCTACTAAAATATCTATCATATTCTATGCCCGTGTGCTGTTGTACTGTGACTAATAACATGCCATTTACTGTCATGTAGCTGTTCCACATGCGCAAGGTTTCCAAGGGATTTAAGCTGTAGGTAAGGCTATCGTGTGCCCAGATTAGATCTATGCTGACTGGAAACAGGATTGGCCGATCATAGATGTCATGGATCTTGTGTATGTTCTTGAGCTTAGGAACCTGTGCTAACCTATCTTTGTTATTGTCAACAGCAAAGCAATTGAAGTTATAGGGCTCTGGTGGATCGTTATTGTTCATAAGCGTAGCCCACCAATGAACGTCTTCACCTGATCCGCATCCTAGATCAGCCACGTGGCGGATACTTTCTAGAAAAGTGTCATACTGACGTATGGTTTCTAATATGTGTGTGCTATGTCTAGCCAATTGATGCATCCTCCATGCCTGCTGTTCTTAAACGTGTTACGTGTCCTAACATGAAGTTCTTGCTTTCAAGACCTTTCATGATACCTAACCATTTATTACGCAATAGTGCTACTTCGTTGATAATAGTTTCAAAGTCTATGACTTCATCTTCACCGTCAACATATTTTTCTACATCGCGACTTGTTAATGCTCGTTGATAGTTTTCTAAATACTTTTGGAAATGTGTCCTACGAATCTTACGCAGTTTAATGTTAAGGTAATTGAGCACCGCTTCAACCTCTTGAAGTTGATTAAAGCGACGCTCAGTTATACCGGGCAGGCCAGCGAGATTTTTCTCTATGTTACCATAGACAGCAACTTCTCGTCGTGCTTCTTCTAATTCCTGTTCATAGTGTTGTATGAAATCAGGAATCGAATTAAGACTAGCTACTACTTTTGAATACCACATTATTTTATCCCGTTACTGTTAAAATATTCATCTATTTTTGGAAATAGTTCTCGCCAATTGGTCTTTCGTCTAAAATCAAGTTGATCTAATGTTGCTTTAAACATTTTTAATCTTTCAATATTTGGAGTGCTAGACTTTATCAGTTTTGCTAACCCTTCTAATCTTTGTTTAGCATTATTGTCCCACTCTCTAACAATAGGATATGTTGCTACCAACTCATCTAGATATTCGCTGTAAAATTCTCCGCCAAATATTTCTGGGCGATATACTATTTCGTTCGCACCATCTACAATGTGATAGGCTTGTGTAATATTTGGATTTATTTTTTTATATTCTGATATTTTATCTTGTAAATCTTTAGTCGTAAAAATACTCAAGGATGTTAATACATGTTGAACATTTATCGTTAACCATCTATTGGTTATCAAATATTCAAAATTTTTCTCCCAAGTAGCTAGATTCAATCCATACCTTAAAAATTCAGCTTGCGGTCCCCAACAATCTAAACTACAATTAATATCCAATCTTCTAATTTTTTTCTTTTCTATTAGTCGTTTAGAAAATTCTACAAATTCTTTTAACCGGTCAGTTTTACAGTTTAAATTACTGTTAATAGTCACTTCTAGTGTTGAATTCTGGTGTTGTTCCATAAATTCTAAGAATCTTGATAATTCCTTCTGTAATAACGGTTCACCACCTTGTATGCTTAATCGTTTAATTTTACCGTAGTTTTTATCTAACCAGGCTAAAAATTTATTAAGATATTCTGCTCGATTGGTTAGTGGCGAAATATATTGAAGCCCGACCGGTGTTGGACCATATCGTTTTAATTCATCATTAATTCTACTGCTGAATATAGGCATGCAATATACACAGGCTAAGTCACAAGTATTACTTAAATAAATTTCAAGTATACGTGGAGTAACTTGATTAGTGTTTATATCAAAATCAACAGGAGTAAGTTCTGATATATTGTTGTGGAAAGTTCTATCACTCACCCCACCTAGATCTTCTATATCTTTACAATATTCGCATCCTCTACCCGCCTGAGGCCATTGATTATTGAGCATACGCTGTCTATCTTCGATTGCCGCCGGTGTATTATGAAAATTATCAAAATCATCTAATTCAATGTGCACCGGTTGGACTCTATGACAACTAGAACTAGTTGCGTCGTGTAGTCGAAAAGTGTTCCATCCCCATTTAAAAACGCAGGCTGCATCGTTTTTAATCGGGAAAAATTTGTTTGACATTAATAATTATCATCCTCGTCATCGTCGTAGTCAACCTCTTCTGTTTCTTCATTGCCAAGATACTCTTTAACAGCACGACCTAGATAGGCATCGGTGCCACCAAAGGTTTTAAGCTCACTCTCAGTGATATTGTGATCAGCGGCAACACTGATCACATGATCTGCTGCGGCCTGGCGATCCTTAGGACCAATATACTCTTTACAAGTAAGCCAAACTTCACTGGCAATATCCAATTCAATGCTCATTCTGCTATCTCCTCTTCTGTTTCTTCAACTACTTTTGATTCAGTACTTAGCAGGGTTACATTAGATGATAATTCTTTCATAACCTTATCTAAGCAACCATCTTCATTACGTTCCCATGCTTTACGGAATTGTTTAATAGTTGTTTTATCAGCAAAGGTATAAACTAAACTGTTGCCTTCTTTCTTAAGCAAGTTCTTAGCTTCTAGCATGTCTGTTAATCCGCTATATGGACTCATACCAGTTTCATAAGGAATCTCAACTTGTACTGACTCAAACGGTTTAGCATATCTAGTCTTCATGATCTTACAAGCAGCACGGATACCGTTAACTGTTGTGGTCTTATTACCATCAGCGTCTGTTTTAAGTTTAAGTTTACGCATAGCAACAACGATTGAA